TGGTCTGTCCAGTACTGCACTGCCATAGCAAGAACGTCAAGTCTATCGTCATGCGCTAACGCTCCTCTTTGTTTAGTTATACGTGTCATCTGATAGGTTAGCATGTACTTAATACCCTTCTCAGGGGGCATATCCTGCACACTATCGTAGTCTTTCTGAATAACTTTAGGGTCTATAACAAGCCTATGCTGGTTCATAACAGGCTCTAGGGTGTCAATGATCCTGTGTTCCTTCTGTTTACTGTGGCGTACCTCTTCAACAGACACAGGGTGCGTCCTGAGCAGGTATGGCTTGAGTAGTTCAGTAAACATACCGTCACCAAAGTTACTCTCTACTAGTACCATATTAACCTTGTGTATCTTAGCCAAGTCACACAGGTGTTGTAGTGTACCCTCAGAGTAGCCACCAGCAACGCCACCAGCATCCACAACATGCAGGAAACCATTAAGCATCTTAACAACAGCGTATGCTGTCTCATCTGAGCCTCTACCAGAGGGGTCAATGGCTAAGACACTACCAGTGTAGTTAGCCCTGCCTATGGTGTCCTCAGGAGCATAGAACTTATCTCCTGCTAGTCCTACGTTTGGTAGGTCTGGAAGGTGCTTAAAGATACCATACACTAGTTTTTCCGGTGCTGTATCCTTATCACAGGAGTAGATCAGTAGATCACTTAGTTTAAGGGGGTATTTGTTTGCATCAGATAGTGAAGTATCCAACATAAATTGCAAAGCAAAGCCACTTCTACCATAACTTAGTTCTCTTTCTAGTAGGTCATCATCATCAAACCGTTTAGGGTCTGTAGGAAGCCCATACACGGCCTCTAGGTTTGTTTGTAGGGAATCATACAGCAGAGGAGCTAACTGGCTCCCATACGCCTTCTCTGCGCGATCTAGGGTAGGGTATCTAGCAGGCCATACACGCATCTTATAACCACGTGCAAGTAGTGCATTATACAGGGACATCTCACACTGGGGTGTACCAAGGTATATAATCCTACCGTCAGGCTTTAAAACAGCGTCAAACTCTTTGACAGTCTCTGCAAGTTTCTCTCGCATCATATGTGTCATAGAGTTGTTAGGTACTTCAACGTCATCAGCAATGATAATGTCTGCACGGCTACCTGTAAGCTGCCCTGTGACCCCTACAGACTTTACTGAGGGGCTACCAGAGGCTTTAGCAGGGGCTACATCAAAGGCTATCTTAGACCATCTCTGCCCATCCTTAGCCACTAGGTGCTGACATATAGGCAGTTCCATAATGATACGCTGTGTAAAGGTAGAGAAGTCATCAGCACGTGCCTTAGACGCTGACACAACCATAAATTTTAGCTGTGGGTCTAGCAGTAGCTGGTGTACAACGTAGGCAGCAGTAATGTAGGACTTACCTACACCACGGAAAGCCTCAATAATACAACGCTTAGGGCTGTCCTGAAGGTAGTTAGCGATATCATACTGAATATCTGTAGGTGCTGGTAGTCCTAAATGCTGCCACACAAGGTATGTAAAGTTTCTAAAGTCTTTAAGTTGTTCTGGTACATTAACCATTATCTATTCCCAAGTACAAACTTTATTTTTTCTATGTCTATTTCTAACTGGTGTACTTTTTCAATAGTATCTTGTACATTCTTAGGTGGCTGAAAAGCATCAATCCACTGATCGTTTTCTTCTACTTCAGCCATAGCTAATTCAAGATTGTGTTCTAAGAAAGATATTCGCTCTGTCAATCCGAAATAAACCCAAACTGATACGGCTGTAAAGGCAATCATACTTATAAGATTGCGTAAGGGTATAGTTACCTCACTAGCCTCGTTGAGCCGTGTTGCTACTTGTTTCATTGCATCTTCTCCGCTGCATCAAACGGCAGATCATTAAGAAGGTTAGCCATAGGGCTTTCTGCCATGATTGCATCTAGGGATGCTCCATTGTCTTTAAGAAACTTAACAGCCACTGATAGTTCACTAGCTGTAGCTTCCCCACCACGTACTCTAAGTAGTAGCTCTTGGGTGACAGCCTCATGCAAGCTGTCTATCAGTTGTTTTTCTGTCATTACATCTGCACCTTAAAACTGGTTGAACCATCTAAAGTAAACACTTCAATCTCAGAGTCCTTACCACGTAAGTCAGCACCCATGCCCTGAGCTTTTAGTTTCTTCTGAACTTCTTTTGCAGTAGATTTACCCATTACATAAGGATCAAGTATCTTTTCAGCAGTAGAATAAGCACTAACTTTCTTTTTATACTTATTAGTATTCTTAGGTTTTGTAGGTATCTTCACTTCCACTCTCCTGTACGGATTTGATCCGTCACTTCTATAGCTCTCTGGCCTACTTGTTTAGCCCAGCGGCTGTTCAGGAACTCGTCTGCTGCCATATCGTAGCTTCCGTCCCTTAGCAGAGCCATTGCGTTTACGAACTTGCCCACTGTCCCTATCCCTACGTTGAAGGTGAAGTTGATAAGGGCTGAAAAACGTACCTCGTCTAGCTGCTCTGTCCACGGAAACTCTGCTTGTATCTGCACAGTGGCTCGTTGTATATCGTTCTGTAGTAGCATCTCTGCTTCTTCCTCCGATATCCCTACGTCCTCTAGATTTCTTCCCACACCGATTGTAAGTTTGTCTGCTGTGCATTTGTAAGGTTTTAATTTGAGTCCCTCATGGCGTTTAAGTTGTTCAATTAAGCTCATGTTTTCTTCTTATACTTGTTTGTTTTAGGAAAGCCAGCCTTCATATTGGCATAGGACTTGGCAGATACAGTAGACTTACTCTTAGGTCTGCTAGTACCAGCCTTCTTACGTTTATTTATATTTTCATATAAGCTCATTACTTTTTTCCAAACATCTTAGTTGCACCCTTAATACCAAAACTAGCTGATACGATAATACCTAAGGTATAGCGATACCAGTCAGGTGTCATAGACAAAGCCTCAAAGCCTCGTTCTACGTACTCCACAGTAAAGGGCAAGAAACAAAGTAGCAAGGGTATGCTGAACAAAATTGTAAGATACTCATCCTTCCAACTATCCTTTGCGCCATCTATTGCTGCCTTATCCCAGTCAATCTCACCAGAAATCTTCTTCTCCATGAGAGAAGTCTCTGCCTCAATCTTAACAAGCTTCTGCTTTGCTTTGGCTTTCTTTGTCTCAACAAAGCCCTCTACGGCACTGCTGGCTACGCCAAACAATCCCTGTAGTAATACACCCATCATAGCTGTTATCCTTAAGTTTCTAACCCATTTACTAGTGTACACTCATAATCAACTGTACTCCAGTTACCATCCTTGGGTAGTTCTTCATGTAAAAGTTTATACTCTATACATTTCTGCTTGTCTTCAAACCACTGTATACTTTGTTCTACACAGGTTGATTGCATACAGGCAGTTAGCATAAGTGACCATATCATAGTTGTTATCCTATCATCGCTTTCGCTACAGAAACCATAACGGTTATAAAAAGACCTATGGCTATTGCTAGAATAGCAGTAACTAACACAACAGTTTTCATAGTCTCTTCAAATTCCCTATCTTTCTGTATCTTATATCGCCTAGCCTTAGCTTCAGCTTCTCGTTGTTCTTGTAATCTTTTAGCTCGTTCAGTCAGTATACCCTTCCAAGTACCGTGACCAAAACGCATATCAACCATAGTGGCTACTTCCTGCAATTTCTCTGCTGCGAGTTTAGCATCTATGACTTCTTTTGCTACAGTATCTACCCCAAACTGATCCCCAAGTCCTGCACCAGACTTCTTGTTTCTGGCTTGTTGGATTTGTTTCTCACCTGTAAACAGGTCATCAATCTGGCTTGCTATTTGTCCAATATCTTGAACAGTTCCTATGTGTGTCTTAATAAAGTCCACACTTTGTTTAACTAATGCAATCCCTGCAAGGGCAGTACTGATAGGTTCCATGATAGTTCCTTATAGCTTCATTAAAAGGGATGCAGCAAGGCCAACGATTATTACCGTTGACCCCATAATCATAGCTTCCAAACGCCACAAGCGTTTGTCTAAGCCAGACAGTTTGTCTTCTACACTTGCGTACCTCACGGCACATTCTTTTTCGTGTGCTTCGAGTTCGAGGGCAACACGCAATTCTGGGGTGACTTCCTGTGACATCTTCATCAGCCAGCGATTTCCATAACTGTAAGAACAGAAATAGGTGACGTATTCCAATCTGCGTCATAATTACCGTTATTGTAAGCCACAGAATTTATAGTAAAAGCGTATCCTGACGAAACGTGAGTACCTACTAGAACTCTATATGTAATTGCGTCTGTTGTATTTGGGGCGTCAAGAAATTCACCGAAAACAGGGTTCTGTTCATATTCTCTATTAGTTCCCTCACCAGTTCCACAAATTAACCACGCTTCTGTTCTATTGCTAGCTGAACCCTTATCACCTTTAGAAATCTGTGTATCTACACCGCCAACGCGTTTATATAGTTTTACAGTATGATACCTAGTACCTAGTGAGCTAATGCAAATTTGTCCCCTTATTAAAAACTTACTGTTAGAAGCTGTGGGAGTTATATTTACATCTAAATCAGACAAATGTACCATAGACCCAGCCTCATAAAGTGATGTAGTCATAACGCTTTGTTTAACCTGCAACACACTATTGCTACGAATAGGAATACCAGCAGATGTCACTGCCGTGAGAGACTGATTGTTTAGTTTTATAAGTGCCATATCTGTCTCCTATCCTGCTATTTCCATAACGGTTATTGTAGATGTGCCACCAATAATATAGGCCGCGTTATTACCATTATAGGGAGCGTTAATAGTAGCTGTGGTTCCACCAGAAGTTGAAGCAAACTGTACTTTATAAGTAATTTCGCTTGTTGTTTCAGGGCTATCTAAATACGAATGTGACACACCACTCAGTTTATATTGTTGACTGGTAACATCATTAAAACTGTGGGTAAAAGTTGAATTAATTTGCAAAGAACCAGATAGAGCAGTGCTTACCAACATATCTGCCGCATCCCTTTTAACAAAGAAAGCAATATAAGTATTATTGTAACCACCACAGTTTATATCACATCTGACGAGCATTTTGCTTGATGTGCTTGAAGGTGTAATTGCTACACTTAAATCTGTGATATCTTGTGGAGTGGTGCTAGCTGTATCTTGCTTGTCTGTTTTAGTTGCACTTTTAACTTGAAGAATAGCACCAGTCGGCATTGTTAATGCTTTGCTAGACAAGTCTAGTGCGCTTGCTAACTTAGCATCAGTAACAGCATTGTTACCAATCTTAGCTGTCGTAATAGCACCGTCAGTAACACTGCCCACACCCAACACATCACCAAGAGCCACAACAAAGTCGATGCTGTCGTTGGCTGTCAGTGCGCTGTCAAATACAAGGTTGCTGCCTGATATGGTGAACGAATCTTGTGGTGCTTGAATAACACCGTTTAAAGAACAGAGTAGCTGATTAGCGGTTTCTGGGTAGTATGCTGCGCCACCTAGCGTCAAAGCGTAGGTTGCTGTAGCAGAGGCAGTCAGGTTGTCCAGCTTGTGGAACCCGCCGCCTACTGGGGATTTACCTATATAAGGCATCTGCCTCTCCTATTTGTACGCTGTGATTTGCATTGTTGGTACTACTACTTGAGCTAAAGAAGCTCCATCCCAATACACCATCTCGTGGACATTACCCGCATACGTTGCGCTATGATTTCTACCCATCAATTTAATCGTCTTTGCTGAAGTCCAAGACGCAACTCTGCCGCTTGCAGTGTTTGCGGAACCGCCGATTGCAATAGCCCAACGATGATTGATGTGTTCACCATCATAACTACCGCCACCACCAATTTGTTTCCTTGCTTGTGTAACTTCATCACTATCAATATACATTTTGAAGTGTGTGATAATTGAAGGATTTACACCGTAAAGACGATAATTAAACTCATAAACAACCTGAGTTGCACCAGCAGGTGGAGTGTATGAAATGCTTGAACCAGTAATGTCAGCATAAGTCGTAGTTAAGGCTTGTTTAGCTGTTATGTTAGCTAATGAATAAGTTCCACTTGACACTGTGACTGAATCGCCATTTCCGTTTAGAAATAATTGTTCAATTATATTGCTACCAGCCCCAGTAACAGTGCCAGTGAACGCAAAGTTATCGGATAGGTTAACTGACTCTGATTGTATTTTCGATAAAGCCATTAGGGTGCCTCTGAAAGTGAACTACTGTCTGGATTGAAAACCATACCCTGCACACTCATACCCGCTGCCCACTCGTTTATTTCAGCTTGTGCGGCAGTGTATGCTTGCTGGACATATTCTGCGTCAGTTGTGCCATCAACAATATCTAACCGTTTATCTACGATGAACACGTTATTTGAAGCGTCAACGCACCGTAAGCCGACTAGCTTTTCAGTGCTGTCGTTTATAAATTTATCTACTGTATAAGTTATACTCATGTTATTCTCCTATCCGGCAAATGTGTTTCCAGCCATAAACATAGCTATTGAGAACCCCCTAGTGATTCCAGTTCTGTTTTTAATTGTGATTGTGTGGCCTGATGAAAACACGCAAACATTACCGTTAGTATCCGCTGTGTCTAAACCTAGTGCGCCTTGACCAGAAAGTCCTGAACAACTGGCATAGCCAACTCTGAACACACCATTTGAGCCAGAGGCTTGTTCGTAAAGGCACAAAATACCAACGCCAGCAGTGGTAGCGTTAATTGCAATAGAAGCTCCGTTAGCTAAAGATACGTTAGTAGCGTGATTGAAAAACCCAAAGTCTCTGTTTGATGTTTCCACTTTGCCAGTTGAAGTTATGCGTAGGTGTTCTGCTATAGTTGGTGAACCAGAACCAGTGCTAGTACCAGTTGTAAATGTAAGTGCGGTACTATCTCCGTTGCTATCGTAAACGCCAGAAATTCTTGCTTGAACACCTGTGGAACCAGTGCTTGTATCGCCAGAATAGAAATCAATTTTACCTAGACTGTCTCCTGACGTACCAGTTGTATCTGAAGTTGACAGCGTTAATACGCCGCCGATTGAAGATTCTACTGATAAATCTGACAGAGGGCTTGCACTACCAATACCAACACGATTGTTCGTGCTGTCAACTTTGAGTGTGCTAGTGTCAACGGTTAAGTCACCAGTAACAGTCGCAGATGCAGCAGATACAGTTCCAGAAAATAAACCGCTAGTTGCTTCCAAGGCTTGGTTAGATGGATGTGTAGATGTCTGAAGAGCCAGTGAGTTGTAGACTACATAGATATCGTCTGTCGCTGCTACAGTGTATCCATTGAGTGTGACTGTAGTTCCTACAATCGAATACGAGGAAGTAGGTTCCTGACGGACATGGTTGATGTAGAGGTCAATAGCCTCTGGACTAGAAACAGCGTGGGTCAGTGTTAGTGTCCCACCTGTTGCACCAGTCAAATCTTGCTTGGAAGGGATGCTGCTAAAGCCTTCGGTTTGTTGATTACCAATGTAACCCATAGTTTTCTCCCTTATGTTACTGCCGTGCTAATTGCATCAACCGCACTTACCCAACAATCAAGAGAGCTTACGTTTGAACTTTTCACAAACAACCTGTCGCCAGACTCAACAACAATCTTTGCGCCACCATCAAGCAACTGCAAAGCACCACCTGCTGCAATAGGTGCGCCTTTGATAAGGTAATGTGCGTTATCAATAGCAACTGTGTTACCCATGCCATCACCATGCGCTGTGCAATAATAGTACAACGATGCTGGTGTAGTGTCGGATATGACAATGGTGGTCTTAGCACCAGCTTGTCCTGCTGTACCTGTAGTTGTTACATCAGTTGTATACGATGAACCACCAGCCGCTGTCTTGAAGGCAATGGTATGACCAGCGTTTGTAGCGTCTGATTGGTCAAACACATAAGTAAAGCCTTTGTATAATGTAATAGCTGGTTTGGTTACACCACCTAGTACAAACACACCACCAGCTACTGTAACTGCATAATTAAAATAATCGCCAGCGCCTCTATCTAGGGCTGCGCTGGTTAGAAAAGCATCAACCGTAATTCCGTTTGCTGATGTATTCGTCATATGAATACCTACCAGTGCATCTACGGAATTAAAATCTGAGCCATTCGGAATATCGGCTGCGGTTGTACCTACACCTGTTAATTTGTATCTTATAAAATTCTGTGCCATTTATTACTCCTAAAGGGCTATTGCCATTGCAATGGCGAAACCAGCAGATGCGCCAGCTTGTATCGGGTTCCACGATGTTGTGCCTAAGTCATAGACAGACAGGTATTTACCCACGTTGTCGTAATACAAAGCACCGTCAATTAACGCATTATTGTCATTGTCTAGGGCTGGTGGGCTGCTCTTTGCTCCAAGGAATTTATCATCAAATGAGTCAAAGTTAGAGGCAGCGAGTTCGGCGTAGTACTTAGCTGAGTAGTTTGCACCGTCTATAGTGGTATTGGTTGCGTAACTAGCACCACCACCTAATGCCCACTGTTTAGCAGAACCGTTAGGGTTTGCGGCCTGTGAGCCAATTGCATATTCTTTGGCTGAGAACTCAGTACCGTCTACTTGGTTGGTTGTATCTGATGCCCAATCTTTAGCAGAACCAGCACCAGCAGTATCAGTGATACCTGTGCCACCACTAGCCCAAGCCTTGGCTGAGTAGCCTTGACCTGTTACTGCCTCACCGTCTGTCTTAACTGCCCAATTCTGAGAGTTAGTTTCGGATGTTCCTGCATTAGTTTCGCTTGTCCCAGCATTAGTAGCTGAAGTAGCTGCTGCGTCCTGATAGTGTTTAGCTGAATAGTCAGTAGTTGTACCATCTGACAGTGTGTACTGCGATCCAACAGGATGGATAGCTAGTTTAGTAGCATCAGGGATGATGTTACCTGTTGCTGTTGCCACGGCTGCATTAGCCGCTACAACCGCTGCTGCTGCCGCTGCGGTTGAAATACCGTCAGCGTAAGACTTAGTAGCTGCATCCGTATTGGATGTAGGTGTACCTACGTTATTGATTATACTGCCACCAGCATCCCACCGATTGGCAGGGGTTAGTGTAATTGAATCACCAGCAGTATCAATAGCTTCCTGTGCTGCGTGAAAGACCTGAATGTTAGAGTTATCCAAGTCTTCCTCAGTCAACACAGAGCCTGAGGCAAAATCAATAGCACGTGCTGCCAAGCTTGTAGTACGTCTGACTTGTACCAGTGAGCCAGATGCAACAGGGGATGTTAGTTGTACTGTGGAGCTAGAAGGAAAAGTTAGACCTGTCTGAGCCACACCATCTACTGTTACACTGATCTCAGACTGAGCAGTAAATGTAAAAGGGATACCAAAGGTATCCGTAGTATTGTTTGTTGGTTGGTAATTATGATATGAAAAAGCCATGTGTTTTCCTTAAAAACTTCCTGATGTAGATTTATATAATTGATTAGCAGTAGCGTTAAGAATTTGTCTTACACCATAAAGAGATTGAGCAGGTGCTAGACGTAATATTCTCCTGTACTCTGCTTCTGACATCTTACCATCATTATAAGCTTGAGTAGCTTGTAGTACTGCTGACGCATATGATAAAGCGGGGGGTGTTATAGCATGAGTGTTACCACCCATTGCACCTGTGGTTATTTGATAGATATAACCAAAGATAGAAGCTGCTCCGATTTGACTTAATGCACCTACTGCAAAGTTTTTAGGAGTCATACGTTCTTTAATGTACTCATCTGCATCACCTCGCCCAATAGCGTTCATCTGAACACGTGCCGTATACATCATCATACCTAACATAGCAGAGCTTGCAAATACTTTAGAAACAGTTCTAAGATCACCACCCACCATTCGCATACCTAAACGCATAGTCTGCTGTTCAATAGAAGCCATAGTAAAGCTTAAGAACTGAAAGTAAGTCTTACCTATTTCACTTCTTAACCATTTATTAGTAGAAGCAATGTTCATTTCTTGTACACTGTTTCTTACTTCTTTAAAACCAGCAGCCTGAAAAGCATCTCGTACATCATCGTCCCACTCCTTAAGGTTCATTCTAACCAGAGTACCATTCTCAATGTCAGCCTTATCCTTAATTGTGTTACTAATCTTAGTAGTCATATCGTCAGTTAAGCCTAGTTGTCTTAGTTTAACTGTAGCAAAGGGCATCTTATCTTTTGTAGCTGCTGTTGCCCATTCCTGAGCAAAACCACGCATAGCTCTACGTCTTAAGACTTGAGTTACACCCAGCAGTCCAGAACCATAAGCTACTTTCTGCTGCAACCATTGAGCTTTAGAGGCTTTCCAACCAGCCCTAGGAACTAGAGTACCCTCTAAGTTACCACCATCAAAACGATTAATAGTAGAATACTTACCTAGTAGTACTTCCTCACCCATACCAAGGTCATCAATTAATTCCTTTAGTAGACTGTCTTCCATACGCCCTTGAGAAGCCTTAGTATAGAAGCTGTTCATAGCTGGGTTAGTCCTGAGAATAGTGCTTACACTATACTCAAAGACAGCGTTGGATATCTCCATCATAGAAGACATACCTGACATTCCCATATTAACAGCAAAGCTAAAGGCTCTCATACCTACGTTAAATTCTTTAACACCC